CGAGAAAGAATGCCAAAGATACATGAAAGAAGCAGTTGAACAGGGTCGTGCCTATGGAGAACTCGGTCATCCAAACGGTCCTTCAATTAACTTAGATCGTGTATCTCACTTAATCACCAACCTTCGTCAAGAAGGAAGTAACTTTTACGGTAAAGCAAAGATCATGGAAACACCCATGGGCAATATCGTTAAAGGATTAATGGATGGCGGTGGTTCTCTTGGCGTTTCAACCCGTGGCCTAGGTTCACTTTCCGAAGATAAAGCCAAAGGTTGTATGGTAGTTCAAGACGATTTTAGATTAGCTACTGCCGCAGATATAGTTGCTGATCCTTCAGCACCTGATGCGTTTGTGCGTGGTATCATGGAGGGAGTTGATTGGGTTTGGGATAATGGACTCCTTAAGGCACAGAAGCTCGAAGAGATTCAGAAATCAATCAAGAAAGCTCCGAGCAAGAACTTATCTGAAGCTAAAGTAAATGCTTTCAAGTCATTTATTAATGAATTAGTTAAAGGATAACATTTAATAAATAAGTAAAAATCTAATTAAAGGAGTCGCTTAAAATGAGACTAAGAGACGCAATAAAGAATGTACTACAAGAAGCTAAAGAAGCTGAAACCGAACGAGAAGATGAAGACGAAGACGAGGAAAAAACTACTACCAAAATGAAGAAAGAAGAAGTCGAAGTTGGTGGTGGTGAAACCGGCACATCAAAGGTCGCAGGTCCTACAGGAGTTCGTGCTAAAGCTCCTGGTAATAGCAAAACACAGGGTGACCCAATGCAAAAGATTCAAGACCCTAACAATCCTGGTGTAGAAGATACAGATCCAGAGAACAACACTAAAGCCGAAGGCAATGCCGCCGGCAACCTAGCCTCACTTAAGACAAAGATGGGTGAACACTTTGATGCTATGTTCGATGGCGAAGAGCTATCTGAGCAGTTCAAAGAAAAAGCTTCAACCATTTTTGAAATGGCTGTTAATTATCGCATCAGCGAAATTACAGAAGAACTCGAAGCTCTATACGAAAATAAACTCAATGAGAAGATTGAAGAACTTGAAGAAAGCTACGCTGAGCAACTAGTTGACCTTACAGCTAAGGTTGATCAGTATCTCGATTACGTAGTTGAACAATGGGTCACAGAGAACGAAGTTGCAATCGAAACTTCACTACGCTCTGAGGTCACCGAAGATTTCATTCATGGCCTAAAGAATCTATTTGCTGAACACTACATTGAAGTTCCAGATGAGAAAGTAAATGTGGTTGAAGAGCTTGCTGCTCGTGTTGAAGAACTCGAAGCTAAGCTTAATGAAGCTATTGATGAAAACATTGAGTTAAAGAATTCCCTCAACGAGATGTCATCTGAAGAGATTTTTAACGAGATCTCAGAAGGACTAACGCTTTCTCAAACCGAGAAGTTTAAGAAGCTCGCTGAAGGTGTTGATTTCGATGACGTTGAAAACTTCAAGAAGAAGCTTCTTATCGTCAAAGAAAATTATTTTCCATCAAATGGTGTAAAGAAGACAACTAATCTTCTTGAAGAATCATTCGATGGTGAAGAGCCTGCAGCAGTAGCATCCGGCGCGATGTCAAAGTATGTCAGAGCCATTTCGAGAACAACCATTCGTTAAAAAACAATTCATTATAAATAAGTAAAACAGTAAAGCTTAATTGCTAGAAAAGGGAGAAACCAAATGATTCTAACTGAAGAAGCTCAAAGAAAGTGGCAGCCAGTACTAGAGCATCCTGATCTACCAAAGATCTCAGACGCTCATCGTCGTGCTGTTACCGCAGTAATTCTAGAGAACACCGAGAATGCACTTCGCGAAGCAGGTGCTCAGCTCGGTAATCAGCGTCTACTCGGCGAAGATGCTGCAACAAACAACACTTCACCCAACGCAAACATTGATAACTTCGATCCAGTTCTAATCAGCTTGGTTCGTCGTTCAATGCCTAACCTCATTGCTTATGACATCTGCGGCGTTCAGCCAATGACAGGTCCTACAGGCCTAATCTTTGCAATGCGTGCACGTTACAGCGCACAGGATGGAACTGAAGCTCTTTACAACGAAGCCAATACTGTCTTCTCCTCAAAGAGTGGCCAGACTGATCTAGGTAACACTTCTGTTGGTACCGTTCCTTCAGCTAATAGCAACATTTCCAATAACTTGTATAACACAGGTATTGGTCTACCCCTTGCTAACGCTGAAGCTCTCGGTACAAGCAGTAATCCTGCTTTTGCTGAAATGGCTTTCAGCATCGAGAAGGTAACAGTAACTGCTAGATCACGTGCTCTAAAGGCTGAGTACACGATGGAACTAGCTCAGGATCTAAAGGCTATTCATGGTCTAGATGCTGAGACTGAGCTTTCCAACATCCTATCAGCTGAAATTCTTGCTGAAATTAACCGCGAAGTAATTCGTACAGTTAATATCACAGCAGTACGTGGTGCCAATACTGGTACAACAACAGCTGGTGTGTTTGACCTTGATACAGACTCCAACGGCCGTTGGTCAGTTGAAAAGTTCAAGGGCCTAATGTTCCAGGTTGAACGTGAAGCTAATCAAATTGCAAAAGATACACGTCGTGGAAAAGGTAACATCATCATCTGTTCCTCAGACGTAGCTTCTGCTCTTCAGATGGCTGGTGTTCTAGACTACGCACCTGCTCTAAACAGCAACAACCTAAACGTTGATGACACAGGCAATACATTCGCTGGTGTTCTTAACGGTCGTATGCGTGTATACATCGACCCCTATACCACTGGCAACTATATGGTTGTCGGCTATAAGGGTGCCAATGCATTCGACGCCGGTCTCTTCTATTGCCCATACGTTCCTCTCCAGATGGTTCGTGCAGTAGATCAGAACAGCTTCCAGCCAAAGATTGGATTTAAGACCCGCTACGGCATGGTCGCTAATCCTTTCGCTGAAGGAACCACTGCTGGTCTAGGTGCTCTTACACAAGACACCAATAAGTACTATCGCCGTGTACTCGTTAACAACCTAATGTGAAAAATATACTATTCTGATATAGTTAAAAACTATAACTTTATAAATACTCCTGAGGGAAACTTCAGGAGTATTTTTTTATGTCTAAAGAAAAATATGGATTTATCTACATTTGGTTAGATAAAAAACATAAACGTTATTATATTGGATGCCATTGGGGATTTGAAGATGATGGTTATATCTGTTCATCTTCATGGATGAAACAAGCTTATCGTATTAGACCATTTGATTTTAAAAGAAGAATTATAAAATCAAATATATCTTCTCGTATAGAATTATATAAAGAAGAGCAAAAATGGTTAAATATGATAAAAGAAAACGAAATCAAACCTTTAAATGAAAATCCTAAATATTATAACTTGAATATTAAAAATAATGAAATTTGGCATAAGTATGAAGATAAGATAAAGACTATTGGTGAAAAAATCTCTGTAGCTAAGAAAGGAAAAACACTAGGGCCGCGGCCTGGAATAGGAGCCGCCATATCAGCAGCAAAAAAAGGAAAAAAATTAACTGAAGCACACAAAAAAGCTCTTACTGGGATAAAGAAAAAGCCACACACAGAAGAATGGAAATTAGAAAATTCTAAAAGAATGAAAGAGCAGTGGAAAATAAATACAAAAAGAAAAGAAGCTACAAGTAAAGCAGCTAAAAAGCGTTGGGAAAAGTATAGATTCAATAAATCAATCTCAATATAACAATAATCACAATAAAATTATAAAATTGGGAGAACGCAATGTTCTCCTTTCTTTTATAAATATCCAAAAAAGGATATTGTATGGCAGATATAAGAAGTCAACCGGCCAACAAGAATTTCTTATCGCCGTTTGGATACAAGTTTTCTATAAAGAAAACTCCTACTATGAATTGGTTTGTACAATCAGTAGTTCTTCCTTCTGTTAATTTGAATAGAACAACTATTCCTACTCCTTTCATTCAATTACCTATTCCCGGTGATCATATCGAATTTGGAAACCTTGAAGTTACTTTCCGTGTAGACGAAAACATGGATAACTATCTTGAACTTTATAATTGGATGCAATCACTAGGATTTCCTGATAACTTTGATCAATACAAAAACATTGCTCCTAAGATGAGAGGTGCTCTGAGTGGAAACTCAGATAGCTTAACAGGTGATTCTATATACTCAGACGCAACGTTGCTGATACTATCATCAAACATGAATCCAATTACAGAGATCACTTTCATTGATGTATTTCCTGTAGGTCTATCGCAGTTATCATTCAATTCACAGCTTACAGATGTTCAATACATAGAGGCTACTGTGACTTTTACTCATAGGAAGTTTAACATAAAACAATTGTAGTGTACTTAATTTTATAGGCTGGGTATAATCTAGCCTATCGGGTTTAATAAATTATTAGAAGTTATTATAATATGAAATTAGAAGATATTCAAGTATTGTGGGAAAAAGATTGTAATATAGACCGAACTGAGTTAGGAGAAGAGTCTCTTAAGATATCTCAGCTCCACTCTAAATACTTCAAACTATTTTCAGCTGAAAGGCTTCTTCTTAAGAAGCTGGACAAAGATTATAAAGATCTATATAAAATAAAGTT